TAAGGGTATCTTATATGGTAGAAACAAAACAAGCAACTTAACTTAACTAAAGGAGTTCAACAAATGTATCAACGTAGATTTAAAGTATCTGTAGTATCTAAAGGTGTTCGCCAGCTTGAGTTCATGGATGCGACTTCATGGTTTCATGCATGGAGTAAAACAATTGAATTATTTGAAGAAATCTCAAGTATTTCGATAATACCTTTAACACCTGCAAAGCCTCCTGTAGATTGGTATAAAAACTATTGCAGAAGTGTTCTAGGGCTTGATTAGTATTTATTACCGTGAGAATTATATTTTCACGGTTTAAAATTTAAACAGTCAAAGAAATTTTGTAGGTGAGTAGCAAAACGTAGTTTTATTTGAAGTACAGACATTTAATAAAGGAAACGAAAATGAACAAGTTCACAATAGCAATTCTTGCAACAGTATTACAAGTTACCAATGTAATGGCTTCTGATGTATTGTCTGATAGAATTGATGCTGTTCAACGTTCTAAAGATAATTTATTACTTGCAAAGTCAATGGTAGATGTAGCGCAGAAGAGTCTTTCTGCAAATGAAGAAGAGTTGTCAAGAGTTTTAAATGACGATACCTTGCTTGGCGAAGATAGACATGTAACACAGAAGGATGGCAATTGTGGCGTAGCTGTTACAGTAGTAGAGGCTGGAAAACCTTCTACAATGCAAGTTTTAAAGATTGCTAACTCGAGTGCAGTTACTGTAGAAGTCGCAAGACCTTTTGTAGTAACTTCATTAGATGGGGAAGATCATGCTGTTGTCAAGATAGATCAACCTGCAGCACCTGCGAAATCTGCAGCATCGAAAGCAATTGAAACTGTAAAGCCGATTGTGCAGGAGTCCGTGCAGAAAGTTGAAACACTTTCAAAGCAGGCAGCTACTAGCGCAAAATCCGTAGCTGTTAAAACTGCAGACGGAGCAAAATCTGTAGCCACTAAAACTGCAGACGGAGCAAAATCTGTAGCCACTAAAACTGCAGATGTAGCAAAATCAGTAGCCACTAAAACTGCAGATAGCGTTAAGTCAGCTACAACATCTGCTGTGAATCATGTTAAATCTTTTTGGGAATCAATTTAAAACTTAATGAATGGAGTAAATGATATGTATGCTGTTATAAATTATCAAGCCAAGCCTGTAATAAGCAAAAGAATAATCTTCACTATATTGTTAGCTTTAACAATAAACGTTGTTGTTATTAAGACACAATTTTTAGATAAAGCGAGGGTGTTCATAATGGCCAGTTTGCAAACATCTCAGGAAGTAGCGCAAGCTAAATACGAGAAGAAGCTTATAGATCACCAGGCTGATATTATTGAAAAGCAGGCAATTGTAATAAAATCTTATCAAGCCAAAATAGTAAACATTGAGGCTAAGAATAAGAAGCTGCAAAAGGCTTTAGGCTCTGCGATAATCCCTGAAGCTACTGTAGGTTCGGCTTTTAGTAATCATGTGTCGAAGCCTACAGGTAATTGGATTTCTAATACTTATAATGGTTTCAAAGATTATTTTGGAATTGGGAAATGAGTAAGAAAGACAGTAAGAAAGAAGGGTTCGGGTATTTCCAATCGATGTGGGCGTGGTTTGGAGGTGCTGGAAGACGTGATGAGTTAAAGATTTATGAGATGTGCTCTAAAGTTGATTCTTTAGCATATGATTTGTTTAAGGAAAATTTAAAAACAAAGCGTATCATAAGAAAGTGGGAAAAATTTCTTAAGGCTAATTCGAAGGATTTGAAAGAGCCTTATAGTAAGTTTGAAAAGCTTAAAAGGATTCAACTAATTTAGACAGCAGACCCTTCGGGGTTTGCTGTGTTTTCTAGTTTTATCTTTTTTTTTTTTTTTTTTTTTTTTTTTTTTCAAAAGTAGAAGTTTAGCGATAACTTTTCAGGAACATGCCAATTAACGAAATTGGCTAAAGACTAACAAAGTCTTTATAGGTAACTCGGAAAAGTTGGAGGCCTGTTGCTTCATATTTATAGAATAGCAGTTTCATTTATAGAGAGAATAATTCAACTAGTATTAACAGTAGTAATGCTTATGTTAGGCATTGCAATTATTGAAACGATTTTTTATCTTATTTGAAAAGGAAATTAGTGGATACGACAAAACAAAAATTAGTCGATTCGATTGAGTACCGCATTAGCTCTGAAGTAGCTACACAAAACCCGGTAAAGTTTCTAAAAGATCCTAGCATTTGCGTAAGTTCAATTGTGGATATCGCAGTGTCGGTTCTTTATTTATTCACAAGGGAGGGCAGAGGCAACGCAAAAGAGCAAACAGCATTGGTAGCTGAAGTGGCTGGTATGATAGGCCACAGTATTAGGAATAGCAATAAACTTAAAAGAGATAGCGCACTGGCTGCTAAGTCTGGAGCTTTTATACTATACTCATTTGAGTTGTTAGGAATCATTAGAGTAGTACTTGGGAAAGCTTCTAACGGGCATGCTACATACCTTGTCGAGGTTCTAGATGACGACGCTCTAGTAGAGCTTTGGGAGGGTTTAAATACAGCTAAGACTGAGAAATTACCTTCGACAGTTCCATATGCACCTTGGGAATCTACAAGGCATGCCTCAGGCGCTATAATGGTTAAGACAGAGAACAAAGCTGTGTTAGCTGCACTTACACCTGATACACATCCGATAGTTTTTAATTGTCTTAATAAAGCGCAAGAAGTAGGTTGGAATATAAACGAGCCTATCTATAATGTATATACATGGGCGCTTCGTAATAAGACTGACGCATTTGCTGATATTTGGGAGATGCATAATCCTGAAGCTAAAGCATCTAAGATACGTGAAGCTAAAGCCATAGGTAATATCGCAAAAAGATTTATTGGGAAAAACTTTTATCATTTGTATTACTTCGACTTTAGAGGGCGTAAATACGCTGCTACAGCTTATCTGCATGAGCAAGGTACAGACTTGGCTAAGGGCTTACTTCTACGAGCAGATGCTAAGGCTATAGGTGAGCAAGGTTTCTTCTGGTTGATGGTTAGCATTGCATCTAATTGGGCTGGTGATGCTGGTCGTGAAGACGGCGCAAAGACTGATAAAATACCATTGGTTGACCGCGTTCATTGGTCTGCAGATAATGAAGAAATTCTATTATCATACGCTGAGTCCCCTAAAGTAAATCAAGGTTGGATGAAGGCTGAGAAGCCTTGGCAATTTCTAGCTGCTTGTATGGAGCTTTTAAAGTTGAGACTTTGGCAAGCTTCTGAGTGCAGAAATAGTAGTAATGATCTTGAAGATATGTTCGGCTACGAATCGCATCTTGAATGTTATATTGATGGAAGCAATAATGGTTCACAACATTTGTCTGCATTGACACGTGATGAGATAACTGCACCTCATGTGAATCTAGTGCCTTTGGATTTACCTGGGGATCTTTATAAATATGTAGCAGACCATGTGTGGTCTAAGATAGAGGCGGATGTTGCAAAGCTTACGAAGAAGGAGCTAAAGGATTGTGAGAACTTTATTGACACTCTTACTGATTTCAAAAATCAGATAGCTGCAGCACCTATGAAGTCAGATAGGAGGAAAGAGCTAATAGCTGATATAATTCAATTCAAGAAATCCCATGACGGACTATTGGCTAAAGCTGCTCCAGTCTTTTGGAATAGGATTACAGATGGTAAACACCGTAGAAAAATATGCAAGCGAAATATAATGACACTTCCGTACGGAGGGACAGCGTATGGGCTTGGTGTGCAACAGATTGAAGATGCTAGAAAACATGGTATAGCTCAGCTTCTCTCAATGGAGCACGCTTGGGGTAGTTACCTAGGACGTGCGATATTTGAAGATTGCAGAGTATCTTTAAAGCGCCCTATGCAACTTTTATCTGTATTTGAGAGTGCTGGGAAAGTAGCTGAGAAGGACGGCAGATTCTTGTCATGGAATGTTCCTGTAACAAATTTTCCTGTAGTACAGAACTATGTTGAAGGATCTGTAAAAAAGATTTGGGTTCAATATGGTCCACCTGTAGGCTTAAGAAATAGTACGGGTTACTTCTCAAATACACTTCAATTAGCTGTATGTTTTATGGAAGATACAAAACCAAGTAAAGGAAAACAGAGTCAAGGAGCTAGCCCTAATGCAATTCATAGCTTGGATGCAGCCCATTTAGCCTTAGCAGTTACACGCTCGGATTTCCCTGTAACAACTATCCACGATTCCTTCGGGTGTCTTTTAGGGGATATGGCAAAACTGTTTGTAATAATACGAGAGACATTTGTAGAGTTATATGCAGCAGACCCGTTAACTTCATTGATTGCAGATATCGGAGGTAACCTAGAGGGCGTTGAGTTAGGTACACTTGACACAAGTTTGGTATTGGATTCAGAGTATTGTTTTGCTTGAGGATCTTATGGAGTACATAACACCATTTCAGTTTATTAACTTTAGGAAATACTATGGCAACTTGGAGAAAGTGCACTGAGCGTTTTTACGAATCGAAAGCTGCAATGAAGGTATTGGAAGCTGTAAGGATTAACTATTACGCATTTACGAATAGTGATATCACAGCAATTGCGATGCATATCTTTTATACTAGGTGTAATAAAGGCCACTGCGAGTATGCTAGAAAGGCTTGGGGGTACCCTTCTCCCGCAGGCTTGACAAGAGTGGAAAATTCCGATAATGTTTGGGATTTTAATAGCAAACATTATCTATTAGATTTAGGAAAGATTGCTACAATTCGAAAGAGTACGTTAGATCGTTACAGACCTTTTGTGAGAGATTAAATGATACTTGTGAGATATTTAATAGGCGCAGATAAACCTGCTCGAAAGTTTATTGATGTAACATTTGAAGAGCTCCGCGTGTGGTACGCAACAGGTGTGAGGTCGGCTATTCCTAGAGTTACTGACAATGAGTTAGAGTTTATTAAATTACCAGCACATCATCCAGATGAGAGATTAAAATGAATGTATCTACAAGAATACCTCCTACAGTGATCTTATTAGACTTAGACGGAATTAAGAGTTTAGTGGCTAGCTGGAGGCCTGAAATTATATTATCGCAATACGTAGATAGCGCTACGATAATAAGCAATACAAGCGAGCTTGAAGAATACCCAAATCTTCAAGCTGAATTCATTTTATTTAAATCATGAAGGAGTTATTTTTTCCAGATGCAACTTCGCTAATTTATGATGATTTACAAAGAGCTATTGCCAAGGAGATATTAGAAAATATTAGGATTGCTTTAGAAGACTGTGAGTATTTGGATGAGACGCCTGAGTATCGGCCGCATATCGTATACTTTGAAGCTGGTGATGATTTTTATAAAGGCGTACCTTATCTTCCTGATGCAGATAGGGGAATGCTTTGTGCACCACCCTGTGATACTTGGTTTGAAGCTGGCGATGCATGGGAGTCTGTAGAATACCATGCTGAAGCGAAGCTATTTGAAGTTTGTGTAGTTATGAATGATAGCCTATCTATCGTGTATTTAATCCCTGAAGTACTTGCTGATGCAACGCTTCTAAATCTGTTGAAAGAAAAATCATGCAATTAACTAGGAAAGACCCTTTGACCGGCATCTCTAATACTTTAGAGTTAGATATAACAGATCTTCAATTAACACAGTGGCAACAAGGCTTGGGAAAAATTCAAGATATCTTTCCAAACCTAAGTGCTGACGAGCGTGAATTTATAATGACAGGTCTTACAGCCGAGTCTTGGGATGCATTATTTGCGGAGGATAAATGAAGGTTAGTACAGAAGGTGTTAAAGTCGTAATAGAGTTGAGTATAATGGATGCTAAGCGTTTGAAAGAAATATTATCAATGACTTCATATGATTTCTTTAATCTACAAGGTGTTGCTGATGATGAGACAGGAATGTTAGAAGCATTCTCTACTACACTGTACGCAAAAATAGGAGAAGCAGCGGTATGAAGAAAGGAGCTTGTGATAAGATTAGAATAGTAGCTGGCTCAAGGTTTCAAGCAGATACGTATTTGGCAGAACGGGATATATCAAATGTAAGGCTTGCATATATAACATCGGAAGAGCAGCTCAGAGGCTTGGAAAGACCTGAAGTTATTTTCTATGGAGGGTGGGGTATTAATCCTAAGATTAACGCTATTATAGGTGAAATCTCAAGGCGTAGAGGGAGCATCAAGTTTGAATAACGTACTTTAAACTTTATCAACCCCGTTAAATTAACCTATCATGGGTGAAGTTCCTATGATAAAATTGAAAGGATCAAATGACTGCAGATATAATTATCACTTATGAGGATTTTCTAAAATGGCCGATAGTTGACATTACTCGGGTATTAAAATGCTACCAAATTATTTCTTTCGAAGATTTTGGTTTTTGGGAGTATGAGGAAAATATAGAATTTAGTGGGCTGTCTCTACTTTTGAAAGGCACTACTGGCGCTCTAACGATAAAGGATATAGAAGGTTACAATATGCTTTGGGGTATTAGAACATTCGAAGATGAAACACGTTCAGCAAAACTTAGGCTATCAGCAGAGTGGATGTCTTGGTTTGCTCGAAAGATATTGGAGGATATAGATGAAATAAGAGCTGAAGCGGATATTGAAGGGGAAACATTTGTAAGTGTAGAGGAAGAACTAGAAGACGCGTTAGGCTGTAAGATGGATGCGTGGAAACCTGTCTACGAGAAATCTGTAGATGCTTTCTTAGTAACTGGTAATGATATTGCTAAAGGTAGCATAATACATATCAATACTTTTGATGCAGAAGGGCTTTTAGAATATTTCATAAACGAAGGTTTTGAAGCATATCTAGAAGATATCTGCATATCGTCTTTGCATGGATTCGCAATTGTAAGGATTGCTGGTGCAAGACAAATGAGCGTAATTAAACAAAACTAATCTAAATTAATTTAAAAAGGAAATACAAATGGCTATATTTAAAAATGTTGAAATTCACTTCGCACGTCTTGACCCTAAGCGTCCAAACAAAAAGTTCAATCCATCGAACCCAACGTGGGAACTTCAAATGCGGACTAAAGATAAAGCTAAGAAGAATGAATGGATTGCAGCAGACCTCGGCGTCAAGGCAGTAATGGATGACGACGATAATGTATTGTACTATCGTGTAAACTTGAAGAAGAAGAGTATCAAGATTGACGAAAAGACAAAGGTAGAAACACCAGCGGCTCCTGTAGACGTTGTGGATGGTAAAGGTAATCCAGTTGACCCTAATAGCATTGGTTCAGGTTCTATTGCCAATATCCGTGTATTTCAGCATCCATACACTTTCGAAGGAAAGAAAGGCATTGCATCAGTTCTTATGGCTGTACAACTTGTTAAGCATATCCTGTATATCCCTAGCCCGATGGAAGACTTTGATAATGACACGGAGACTGAAACAGTCATTCCAGAAGACAACGAAGAGTCTGGAAGCAGCATTGGCGCCGACATTCCTGATAACGGCAAAGAGTTTTAATCTAACAACTTAGGGGTTTTTGATGCGATATACATACGACTTGATGGAAATAGGTAGTGAGAGGCGTCTAGAAAGCACCAGCAGGCTTTCTGATATAATTGGTAAAATTTCTAAAGGCTCTTGTGGGAATCGAACAATAAGAGTCACGGATCATTTGAAAGCAAATTCTATAAACTTTCTTAATACATTCGAGCAAGCTGAAGAATGGGAAGATAGCTTAGCAAGAGCTTCGCAGTGGGCTAGTAAGGGCGACCGTGAACGCACTAAAAAGGCTGTAGAGGCACTTAATCTAACACCCCAAGAGCAGCCCCTCGGAGTAATTGATAAAGCTGTAGACCCTAGTCACTATCAAGGTTATATACTAGACCTGCAGTGGTTAGAAGCAATGCAGTACTTACCACGATTCAGAAATCCTGAGAACTTCAAAGCTGCTGTAGAGCTTCAGATACGTAAGTATCTAGATAGAAATGGGGGGAAAGACGGCGAGCTTCAAGAGCTTAGCAAAGGTCTCTGGTATTATAAGTTCTTAGTAGCATATGTTAAGAACGGCAATAAGCCTATTCGAGTTGCTGATGTAACAGGTATTTTGGGCTAAGACTGAAGGGTAAGTGACAGTTACCCTCATTTAAGAGGTTTGTATGAATAGAATTTGTATTGTAGACATTGAAACATATAATAAAGATTTATCCAGCTACAAGGATTGGTACGTAACAATACTATCTCTTTCAACATGTGAGGAGACTAAATTTGAGCCTGGAGATCTTGAATGGATTAAAGCGCTTAAATTCTATGATGAAATAAGAACTACTGATGCTTTTACAAAGCGTCTAATAGTTAAAGCGTTAGAGGTTAATGATGGCTAAACGTTATGTAGTAGACATAGAAACAGATAGTTTATTAGTTGAGTGTACAAGATGCTGGATAGTAGCAGCATATAATATTGACACACGTGAGAAACATTATTGGCTAGAAGGAGACTTTGGTTGGAAAAGCTTCTTAGATGGAGCAGATACAATAATTGGGCATAACCTGTTGGGCTTTGACATGCCAGCTTTAGAGAAACTTTTTGGGTACAAGTTACCAGCTTCTGTTAGTGTGCATGATACACTAATATTCTCTATTGTACTGAACTACAAACGGTTCGACAACGGGAGTCACAACTTAGCTACATGGGGCGAATCCTTAGGTTATCCTAAAGGTCACTTCGAAGACTTTTCTCATTACACCGAAGAAATGCTCACCTACTGTATTCGAGATATTGAGTTAACAGCTAAGGTCTACGCAGTAGTATTGAAAGAATTCAGAGCGTTAGCTGAAGTAAGCCCTCAAATAAGGCACTATATGCGTGCTGAACACGCTGTAGCTAGGTGGTGCGCTATGGCAGAACGTACGGGCTGGCCTTTTAATAAGCCTGAAGCTGAACGATTGATGGCTGAGATTGATGAGGTTATTAGTAAGACACACGACAAGCTTATGCCATTGCTAGGGAGTAAGGCTATACCTATTGATAAGAAGCTTGGAGTAGTTGAAGCTAAAGCTCCTAAGTGGAATAAGAATGGTTCTTACGCATCTAATACGGCCAGCTGGTTCGACATCGACCCTCTTACAGGGCAAGATGAAGACCGATTGATTGAGGGTGAATATTGTAGAGTAGCATTCGCTGATCTTGATGTGAATAGTGTGAATGATGTCAAGATATTCCTATATCGAAACGGGTGGCAACCTACAACTTTCAATTCAAAGAAAGACCCTCTAACTGGGAGAAAAGTTAAAACTTCAGCCAAGATAACAGAAGACAGCTTAGAATGTATGGGAGGAAATGGTCAAGTTTATTGCGAATTCCTAACTAATAAATCTAGATATTCTATTATTAAAGGCTGGGTAGAAGCTTGTAAACCAGACGGAACTATCCATGGCGGTTGTTTTACTATCGGTACGCCTAGTATGAGAGCTAGGCATTCGTTAATTGTTAACGTACCAGCAGCTGATAGTGTTTGGGGGCCAGAGATAAGGCGTTTGTTTATTAGTAAACCTGGTTGGAAAATGATAGGTTGTGATAGTGCTGGTAATCAAGCTCGAGGTCTAGCACATTACTTGAAATCTCCAGAGTATACTAATCTTCTACTGAATGGCGATATACATAGCTATAATGCAGCTGCTTTGAATTCTGTGCTAAGAAGTATGGGGATTGATTGGGATGACTACTTAGTGGCGCAAGGTGTTACAGCAGACGCAGACCACACACTAGCCCAGAATGTAGCCAAACGCAAGCGAGGCAATGCCAAACGCGTGCTGTATGCCTTCCTCTTCGGCGCAGGCGGCGACACGTTGTGGAGTTACATATTTGGTGCCCCGAATAAAACATTAGGGGATAAGCTCAAAAAAGGATTCTTAAAATCTACTCCAGGGTTTAAAGAGTTAATGTCTAAGTTAGAAAATATTTATGGGAAGACTAAACAGTACGGGAGTGGTCATGGGTATATCCCTGGAATCGCTGGTAACAGGATTTACTGTGATAGTTTTCACAAGCTTCTTGTGTATCTCCTACAGGCATGTGAGAAAGCTACTTGCAGCGCAGCTTTAATGTTAACAATGGAACGTCTCGAGGCTGCTGGAATTCCATATCAGCCATGTATAATGATGCATGATGAGGAGGATTTCTTAGTACCTGAAGAGTTCGCAGAGCAAGCTGCAGCAATAGGTAAACAAGCATTTATTGATGGGCCGAAACTATTTGGAGTAGAAATTATGGATGGTGAGGCGAAGATTGGCGATAACTGGTATGAAGTTCATTAAAGGATATTAAATGGCTTTAGATAATTGGGGTATTATACGCCCAGAAGACTTGAATATAACGCAGTACTCATCAGACCCTAAGAGAGGGCAGCATGTACATTCCGACAAAAAAGGCGTGACTATTCTTCATATCCCCTCAAAGATTGAAGTTTCTTCAGATGTGGGAAGAAGCCATTACGCTAACCGCGCGATTGCTATGGGACTACTTTATGATGCTTTGGTTGATTGGGATGGTAAAGTTGTGCCAAGTGAAATAGATCTTTTAAAGGAGAAGCTAAAGAACCATATAGTAACAATTAACGATCTCTGTCAAAGAGTTTCAAAAACGCTTGATGAAGGCTGCGCGCAAGTTGATGATGCCTGGATTTGCGATTATTGCGTTGTAGATTCACAATGTGAGTATGCTCATAAACGATATAGAAATAACCCTAAAGGACTCAAATGAAATATATTAAACGTATGTATTACACAATGTTTGCAATCCCTGTTACGTGCTTATTGATTATAGGTATGTTGCTCAAGGATACATGGAATGGTAGCGTAGATAACTTATCATATAAATTCTGGGAGTAACTATGAGCGAGATTAAACGGTATACCTTAGACATACGTGGAGGGTGCGCAAGCCTCTGTGAAAAAGGTAGTATATGTAAATACGCGGATGTAGTACCGCTAATCCAACGCAAAAAAGAGCTTGAACTCGAGGCTGAACAGCTGCGGGCACGCAACAAAGAGCTTGAGGCTGAGCTTATACAATTGCGAAAGCAGCTGCCCACCAGCGTTAAAAACTTATCAACCAGATTTTCAGCTTAAAGGTTCAAAACAATGGATAATGAGTTTGACTTAGAACGGTTTAAAGCTGGTGAGCCTGCTTACACGGAAAATTGCGAAGAAGCATATTTTATTGCGTATGACGATAAACTAGCTAATCCTTTGATTGTAAGACGTGGTGAGCGTTCTTTTGAGTATAGTATGAAAGGCAAATCTGTATTTCACGCCACCAGTGATTTGAAGATGAAACCCATGATAAAGCAGATTGATTGGAATAAGTTGCCCGTAGATACGTGCATCACTCTTTACACTGGAAGCCGTGTACGATATTTCAGCTCGTTTAGCGATGGTATGATTAATTTTTACAGAGACGGTACGACATCGAAGACTACACAGAGTGATTCATCCACATTAAAAATCAGTCCATGCGATATGCAAATTTCCCCAGAACAGCCTTGGAATGTGTGGAATGGCGGCAATTGCCCTATTCCAGATGGGCTGGAGTTTGAATATATGATTCACGAGGAGCCTGGGCAAGTAATGACCAATAAAGAAATCGCAAGCGCATACTTATGGCAGCCTCGATTAATTTACGCATACAGGCTAACTGGATGTTTACTAGAAGGGTGGAAACATGCTTGATATTAAGAGATACTATCCATCTGACGTTAGATTACAAGCAGGTGCAACTCTTGTCGCATTTACAGAACATTCATTTGGGCAGCTCTGTCTACACAAAGAAATAGCTCCAATCATACAGGAGCTTCGGGAAGAGCTAGCAATACTCCACGAGAAGGCACCTACAAAGATGCCTGCGGGTTTAATTGAATGGGTGCGTATGCAACGTAATGACATACCTGCTACTGGCGAGGAATTTGCTAACGCAATTGAGGTATGGCTTGAGGGTAAAATGAAATGAAAATAGGTGAAACTTTTAAGCAGGGTGGAAGGACTTATATGGCTAAGGGGCTTAAAAGTCGTGATAAGCCTTGCACTGGTTGCGCATTCAGAAATTGCAGCATAGACTGTAATAAGGCACCTGAATGCGGTGGTATAACCTTTGAAGATGAGGTTATTTATGTAGAGGTGGAGAAATGATAGGCGGTTCGTGATGGGTGAATATGCTGTGGAATACACGCTAAAGAATTTCGGTGTTGATATAAGTGCGCCAGAAGCTAAAACAAAATGGAAATGGCAGTGCGAAAAATGCGGAAAGAAACTATCATCAAAACTTTCGCTAGATAAACACACAAGAGATAAGCACACGAAACCACAACGTAAAATGAAAGGTGATGCATGATAATTAGATTTTTATACTGGCTACAAATTAGCTTACGTAGTATTACGCACTACGGCCTAGGCTATGGGATGATAAGATGCGAATAGGCGAAACTTTCAAGCAGGAGGGTAGGACTTATGTGGCTAAGGGAATTAAAAGCAGAGGCAAGCCTTGTACTGATTGTGCATTTAGGCGTTACTCTGTAGGCTGCACTCAGGCTCCTAGGTGTATTGGAATAGCTTTCGAGGATGACGTTATTTATGTCGAGGTGACGAAATGAGAGGCGGGTCGTGATAGGTGATAGAGAAGAAAAATTAATTGACGGTATACTCCATTATCTGAACGAAAAGGGTGTGTATACACAATATTCACTAGAAGCCTTAGCCTCTGCGCTAACCGCTGAAAGAAGTATGAATCGCACAATGACTGCGAAGTTGCAGGCTATGAGATTACCTGTCTCACAGATTTTATTCATCGCGAAATCACTTGAGGATAACTTTAAATCATGCAGGTGATTATTCCAATAGACTGCCGCCAGTGCGTTAATTTCATTTGGCGCAAAAATAGATGCGGGTGTATTTACACTTGTGTAAATGGTAGCCAGTACAAGCCGAGTAACTTTATTCAAATTTTTATAAAGGAATTGGTATGAGCTCCAAACCTGGCGGATTCGTATCATAGCCTAAATAATTAAACTTTACTACAAAGGACTCGAAGATGTTAATCACAGAAGACTTACTCATAGAAAAACTAGCATGCCCAGAATTAATTAAATGGTTCACCGAATACTTCCAAGAAGGTGGTGAATACCAGGAAGTGCTAAACAAGCTCTCGGAAACTGATGAGCCTGAGTATGCGGAATGGGCACTGAAGACTTTCGGAAGCATGATTACTATTCTTGAAGTGGACAAGCTAGAGGGTTCCCATTGCTTCTTTGCGGGTGCTATCAGAGTGGCAGGCTCAATAGATCTTACGGGCTATCTCAAAGCAGGCTTAAGTGTCTCAGGCAGCGATATTAATGTAGGTGACGATATCACCGTAGGTGATTTTATCAATGCAGGAGGTTATATAAACGTAGGTGGTAATATCGAAGCAGGTAGTGGTGTAACCGCAGTTGGCGATATAGATGTAGGTGGCGATATTTATGCGGGTGGCTGCATAGCTGCAGGCGGAGATCTTAATGCAGACAATGATATTAATGCAGGTGGTAACATTACTGCAATTTTGAGTATAAGCGCTGGTTGCAATATTAATACTAGAGGTGGAATCAGGTACGGTAAGAGTGTAAGGGCTGGTTGGAGTATCACTGGTGGCGATATTGAGATCTATGGAGATAGCCTACCAAGCCAGGAAATATTCCAAAGCGATATAGCTGTTTAAGCAGTACCTAAATAACACTTTAACGGAGATTGAAATGCAAAAGAAGATGGTAGACCGTAATCCTATAACAGGAGCTTCATTACGTACAGGGGTAGCGTCAAAGTCCTATCAAGATAATTATGATGCAATATTTAATGCAGAACGTCAATGTGAGTCCTCATTGACGGCTAATCCTAACAATTTACTAAAGAAGGAAATAATTAATGACAACAGCGATAATTGACGGAGATGTAGTAGCCTACATGTGTTGTAGAAATCGCATCCCTAAGGTTGATGGAAAGGTTTTAATATTAGAGACACTTCCAGAGTACACTCCAGAAGAGGATGCAGCATACTTCGAAAGCTCTTGGATACGCTTTAAAGAGATTGTAAAAGAGTTGTGTGAGTTGTGTTTCACAGATAACTACCAAATGGCTGTAAAAGGGGAGGGCAACTTTCGAGATATAATATATCCTGAGTACAAAGCTAATCGGAGTGCTAACGTACAAAAGAAGAACCCCTTTGTTCCTTTGCTCCGACAAAGAGCTGTAGACGAGGGATTGGCAGTTCCTGCTGATGGTATGGAAGCTGACGACTACCTGCGTATTTGGCAGCAAGAGCACGTTGCGCAAGGAAAAGACTACGTGATATGCTCAATCGATAAAGACTTACGTTGTATGCCTGGGCGTCATTATTTAATGCATCAAAATACTTTCTTAAATGTAACTGAGGAGTACGCGATGCGCTTTTATTATGAACAACTTCTTAAAGGTGACCCGACAGATAACATTAAAGGTATTCCTCGCGTTGGTGATAAGAAGGCTAAAGATTTATTAGTCGGCTGTATCACTGAGCTGGATTTTCAGACAACAGTTATCCATGCTTATCAGGCAGCTTTTGAAGAAGCTGATTGGAAACGTGAGCTTCTCCTTACAGGACGTTTGATTTATTTATTGAAGACGTTTGACGATGAATTCACATTAGATGGCTGGCCTGAGCTTGAATATCAGAGGCCTGTGGAAGCTGAAGTAAAAGCTAAGAAGAAGAGGAGTGGTAAGGCAGTTGATGTCGAGGAGGCTTTAATTAAAAATTCAGCTACTAGCGAATTCACAACTTCCGTGAAAGCTGCGCCTACAGTAAAAGCGAGTGATATAAAATGGCCAACATTATAGAAAGATCTTGGGAGTATTACGAAGGTCTAGAGAGGATACATGAGGGCGACCTGTATGAATTCGCTGTATTTAACCCTGGCCATTATAGTACAGTACAAGACGCTGTAGCGAGTGATGCTGTGTATAGTTGTAGATATAATTTTAACTCTAAGATAGCTGTCCATGCTTTTGTAAATGGAGTAATGACAACGCAAGTTTGCTTGAATACAAGAATTAGAATTATCTATCGATTACTTAGAGCCGCTAAGTGATGTTTAGAGCACTCTAAACGCAAAAAGAAATCTGCTCGGCTAGGTGGGAGTGTCAGGTAGCTCGATACAGCCCCGCCTGCTGCAACCTAGCAAGCCTCTTTTGGGCAACCCGAAGTTACACTTCCAAACGAGAGCTAGACTTCGAGTTTTACAAATTCATTCATAAGAAGGATTAGCAATATGTATTCAGCAAAAGGCGCAAGATATTTGTCTGAAGTAGCGAAAGAGAAGAAGGAGAGGATAGCTTTCTATAAGATTTCTCAGAGTACACATCTTGGGAAAATCTTTGAATTAATTGATGAAAGTGTTGTAAAGGCTGTTTCGGAAGGACGTGATTCAACCAGCATTCTCTTGCTGGAAATTACAGAAGTGATGGGTGGGAAGCTTCGTAGCACTTCTTCGTTAAGATCCCTCCTTGAAGATTTAGGTTATGAAGTAGGCATGACATTCTCTCCTGATAAAATTAAGATCTCTTGGTCTGGAAAATAACTCAAACATAAATAAGGGTACTAAAATGAAAAAGCAGCATTACAAGTTAGATGGTAAGTTCGTAACAGTTTTTAATAACTTCCAGTATTGTCACGGAGCTTCTGTAAAGAGCGTTGCTGAAGCCACTTCAACGGCTTTAGCTAACTACAATAACGTATACGAATTCACCGCAGCTTATCTAAAGCATCTGGTGAAAGACAAAGGCTACTTTATGTATAAGTGCCATTACGTGAAGATCGTAGAGCCTAATAAGCCAATAAATAATGAATCTAAAATCCGATATGACGGAGCAGATATGACCCTTGGAGCATTACTTGGAGGCTAAGTGGAAAAACCTAAGTTTGTACTACCAACTGCGTTAATAGGTATTGCGGCGGTTCCTGTTAAAGCAAAGGTAGTAAAAGTATCATTAGAAGGAAAAGTAGGCTCCAGAGTAGACCCTACGAAGTATCGCGGAAATGGTCATTGGCAATTTCCTGAGCCTCTAGGTGCTAAAGGTTATATAGGTTTCATTTATATTATTCGTGATGTAATGACAGAGAAACTCTATCTAGGCAAGAAGCAATTTAAAGGCCTTGGAAAACTTAACAAAGGCGAAGATTCTAACTGGCGTTGGTATATCAGTTCTAGTAAAGAATTATCCCAAAGCATAAAGACACATGGCAAGCATAACTTTGAGTTCATAGCAATAGAGCAATATAAGAGTAAGGGCGGCTTAAGTTACGCAGAGAGCTGGTCATTGTTTGATGTGCAGGCTTCTATTAATCGCGATATTTGGTATAATCTTTTAATTAACAAAGTATCTTGGGTTGTTAAAGAAAATATAACTGAACGACATAAAGAGAGAATGCTTATGATGTTAAAGGCTGTGGATGCACACAATCGTGTTACAATTAATTGAGGAGGAGATATGAATTCATATCAAATATTACTTATAGCAACTACGCGGGTAGGAACTCTTAGTAGCGTAGCTGTATCTACAGCTGTTACAGTGCTTAACTTTAGCGTATACACAGATGCAAAAAAGGCACTTAGTAACTTGAAAGAAGCCTATCCTAAACACACTAATACACCAACATTCAGCTTAGAAATAACTGAGCTATTTTAAAGGATTTATATGCTTAATATAGTAAAATTTTTAACAGTACTCGCAGGTTTCTCAGCATTATTCTTAGGAGTCTTATTACTACGTGGTAAAGAGAATTTAGACTCTTCTGATTTTCTATTAATAAGTCTATTCTTATTCACGGTATCAAGTTTAATTAAAAACGGAGATTAATATAAATGGGCGTTATTGTAACACGTAATCAGCCCTGCCTTGACCAAGTTGATTGCTGCTCTTCTGACGCCAGGCAGATTTATGAAGATGGTGGTAGTAAATGTTTTAGTTGTGGAAAATCATTCAGACCGAATTCTAAAAGTGAGGTGGTAAAGCCAATGGCAGAAAAGTTTAAATTAAACACTAGTTTTGGAATGTCAATTGAAGACATCCAAGCACTCAGTAGCAGGGGTTTTAAAGAACGACAGATAGAAAAGCATGTGGCTGAATTCTTTGGAGTAAAGGTTAGCTACAGCGCAAGCGGTGAGATTGATACGCATTATTATCCTTATGTGGAAGGTGATAAGATAGGGTATAAAGTAAGAAGTCTTCCTAAGCAATTCAGCTTTGTAGGAGATATGGTAGGATTGTTTGGGCAAACACTCTTTCAAGGCGGTGGTAAGAGGTTAATCATCACAGAGGGCGAGATAGACGCTATGGCTGTTGCTCAGGCTTCTTACGAGAAATACCAGAAAATCTATCCTGTGGTTTCTCTATCTTCTGCCGCAAACACAAAGCCTTTATTAGAGAATAGAGATTGGATTAGAAGCTTTGGAGAGGTAGTATTATGTTTAGATAATGATGCTGCAGGTCAAGAAGCTACGGATAAAGCTATTCATATAATAGGCCTAGACAAGGTAAAGATTTGCAAACTACCTTTGAAAGATGCTAGTGATGTATTGCTTAAAAATGGCGGTAATAGGCTCTTACAGGCTATCTGGGATGCTGAAGTCTTCAAGCCTGCAGGATTCCTAACTAAGGAAGAAATTTGGGAAGAAGTAAAGTCAGCTGAAACTGCACCTGTAATACCTTACCCTGCATGCATGTCAGGTGTTAATAAAAAACTTAGAGGTATGCGGTCAGGGGAGATTGTATTATTTATTTCAGGTACAGGCTCTGGAAAGTCTACACTATTGCGGGAAATTATCTTGCACTTGTTGGACATGAAAGAGAATAATCCTGATGAACTCTTTGGGAAAGCTGGTATCATAAGCTTAGAGGAATCACCCGCAGAGACAGCTATAAATCTATCAGGAATGATTCTAAGTCGAAATCCAGAGTATGAGGATGTGCCTATCGAAGATTTGAAGGTTGGCTTTGACAAGGTATTTAAAGATGACAATCTAATGATCTTGGATCATCAGAATACAATTAAAGACAAGTCAATTGTAGATTTATTAGAGTACATGTGTTTGTCTGGCTGTACACACATCTTTGTGGATCATATTACAATACTAGTATCAGAAGGCGCTGACGGGCTTACTGGCAACGAGGCTATTGATAAGATTATGAATGATTTGTTACGTGTAGCTAAGCGGCACAAAGTTTGGATAGGCCTCGTATCACACTTGAGGAAAGCTGCTAATGGCGGCAAATCATTCGAAGAAGGTAATCTACCATCAATAGATGATATAAAAGGTAGTGGATCTATTAAGCAAGTAAGTTTTGATATTATTGCTTTTGCAAGAGATCTGACAGCAGAGGATGAGAGAGTTCGTAACACGATGCTAATGAGTGTTTTAAAGGCACGTAAGACAGGGCGTACTGGGCCAGTAAACGGGTGTATTTATGATTACCCTACTGGGCGTTTATCTGAGTTAACTCAAATAGAAAGCTTCGATACATTATGAAAGATGTTAAAATAACAGACCTTTTAGGATCCACTAAGAGTCCTTGCGATAAGCGGCTACTAGTAGACATTAATAAGGAGAAAGTCTATGTTGTACAAAAACGTCACGATGGTTTAAAGGTGTTAGGTGTCTGGGATTTTGACAGACTTATTAATGAAATTTTAGCGAAGGTTGAATAAGATGGATGACAAAGTTGCCTCAATGTTTTTAGCTGATCTTGGGAATACTCCTGAAACTATTAAGATACTTCTAAATTTGCTTGTAAGTGAAATCGAAGAACTTAGGAAAGATCTGGAATACTCCTTTGAAATAGATGGGAAGCCTGTTAAAGCTACACATCGAAAGAAAGGGTATAATGCTCTGGCAGTAAAGTGGGATGGCACAAATCGAGAAGAAATAGAACGATTATATGCGGGTAACGCTGTGCTATCCGCAACGCCATTATACTTAACTATAAGATATAAGGATGCAATAAATACGTTACTCCACGGAGACTTTGTTGTTCGAGGTGAAAACGGATCAATGAAGATTTATAAACCTGATGCTATGCAAGTAAAATACGAAAGTGTAAATGGCGCCTCTTAAACATTTCAGTTCTAATGAAAGGAAAATAATAGAATTAAATAAAAGACTTTCAAATATGCGTACTGAATCAATTCTGTTATTGACACAGATAATAGAATTGAAAGAGACTAAAGCTATACTTCAGACGGAATTCGACGAATACCGCAAAAACCACCCATAAGGAGATTTACCATGAAATACATATTAATAATGATTCTCGCTGCAATATCCCTAAATGCTCAAGCCGTTGATAAGGAGCTTATCTGCAAAAACGGAAGTGATCTTTCTGGTGTTATTGCTGCAATGCGAGATCTAGGCGTAAAGCAACAAGATATCAATGCTGAGTTACGTTATCAGAAACTGGATATATTGCCTACAGCAACTGCAGATACTCTGACTAAACTTATTTTTAATGAACTAAAAAGCTTTTCTCCTCACGCTACAAGTAGTATTATTTTTGATGCGTGTATGGGGAATTAAACAAGGAGTGGTATGACCAATAATAGAGAACAAATAGTAATAGGTGCATTTAACAGACTAGATAAATTACACTTCCTGATAAAAGGTGAAAGCCATATACCAGCTAGGACAGCCACTAAACTTTTGAATGACACCTTACTAGATTTTATTAGAGAATTTCCAGAGCTACATTTTAAATTAACAGAAGAGGAACATCTAAATGTTAAACCTTACAGACCTATCGGCGAAATTGCAATCTGAGTACACATTCGCCCATACCTTAACAAGCCTTATTGATGTATTATATGAAGCTGAAAAATCAGAAATACCAGAGGGTACTCAAATAGTTATGGATGTACCCGAAGTGTTTGCTGTAAGAGTTAAAGCTTATTTACGTACGCAGTTTAATCTGCAAGCAGACATTGTAGTACCTGGCCAACTCTTAATAACACTTGTAAACCCACTCTAAAGGAAACATAATGAAAGCCCTAGATATTCTAAATGTATTATATTTTGAAGCAGCATTGGCTAGATATAAATTCGATGTAACTAACTTTATTATTAAAGCTTTAGAATCTCGTAATTCTGCTGATATATCATTTTCTTGCAACCCGAAGTTTTCTGAAATCCTGCGTGAATTCATTCATTCAAATTTATTTATGCAAACTACAGATGGCCATATGCCAGAGGTATTTTTCATTAAGATGGTAGCTGATGAAAAAGATTGGGAAGAATCTAAACGTAGTGGATACTTTAAGCGGCAAGTAGAGTATGCTGAATATGTCGCTGATATCTTGAAAGGTTAATATGTTGAATATGCAAGAACACCTCCTAACGATCTTAGGCGAAGAAGGCGCAGAAGTTAGTCAAGCTGTTTCTAAGATTATGAGATTCGGTCTGAATGATATAAATCCTAAGACTGATCAAACAAATTATGGAGCACTCATAACAGAGCTCAATGATGTTGCGGCTATATTAGAAATGTTAAGTGAAGCTGGAATGGGCTTTCCTGGACTTTATGACAGGGCTGAAATGGATGCAAAGAAAGCACGTGTGCGCAATATGATGGAATACTCTTATTCTCGTGGTCGTTTAATTAAGGAATAAAAATGTTTAAGCCGATGTTAGCTCCAAATGAAGATCCGATGAAGATGCGGGATTACTTTGAAAGATTACGCTATCCGCTGTCTTGTTCTCCAAAACTAGATGGTATCCGTAATATTGTTAAGGAAGAAGCTTGTAAGAGCCGTACGTATATAAATCTTCCTAGCAAACAGGTACAAGAGCTTTTCAGCTGTTATGCAGAGCTCGATGGTGAGATTATTGTTGGTGATGAAACAGATCATGATGTCTATAACCGTACTCAGTCGCATATCATGTCTAAGGATAAAACTGCTGAAAATATCTCGTTTCGTGTGTTTGATTGTGCTGATGAAGCAATCTCTAACGAGCCTTTTACAGCTAGACTGCAACATGCTAAGAAGCTTATTCAAGAGTATGAAATGGTCTACAATGCAGCAGGCATCGTTGTAGGCAATGTTTCACTCATACCACACACAATATGTAAAAGTTATGAGGAGCTTATTGCGTATGAGGGTGAAAACCTTGAGCTAGGGTACGAGGGGATTATGATGCGTGATCCTCTAGGAAAATATAAGCATGGCCGCGGTACTTTCAACGAGGGTTTGATATATAAGCTTAAACGGTTCCAAGATGATGAAGCTATTGTATTAGGCTTTGTAGAGCAGCTGACAAACGGAAATGAAAAAGTCCGTGATAACCTAGGTAATGCTAAACGCTCAACCTGCAAAGAAGGTATGATACCTGCTGATACAATGGGTAAGATTGTTGTAGATTTCCAAGGGGCTTTGCTTGAAGTAGCTCCTGGTGCAATGAAGCATGATGAACGTAAGTGGACTTGGGAGAATCAAGACTTATGTGTTGGCAAATACATAAAGTTTAGACACTTCCCGCATGGTGCAAAAGACATGCCAAGATTTCCTAGATTTGTAGGTTGGCGAAACCCGATGGATTTTGGAGAATTAAAATGAATAGTGAATCAATACCTGAACGCGAGTACGTGTTAGCTGCTTGCCCTTTCTGTGGAGCTACTGAGAACGTAAAGCTACTACCTGCCGCTGCTGTTTTAGATAACCCTGATCTATTGAGTGAATTCGGGGTAATTTGTAGTGCTAGATTAGAGGGTTGCGGGTCGTCATCAGGCATTCGCCCTACTAAAGAGGAAGCTGCAGCACTTTGGAATACACGATCATCTAATTGAAATTAACTCTACAGATGACAGTGTTATCGTATTTTGAACTTTAGCAGTATTATAGAGGATACTAAAATGAAAGCTACTCTTTGGTTTTATAGGCAAGGGCAATCAGCGAGGGCTCGAGGCGTGTCTATTCAATATTCTGGAATTTGGTCTGTAAATGGCAAGCTGCCTTATTGGGCATGGATAAGCTTTGCTAATGGGTTTGAGAATTTATGAACTACTTAAAACCATATTATTCTATAAAGGGTTACCTAGAGCGATTCACAATTTTCGCAGTAGGCCGTCTGCATGTAAGAATTCACAAGATTCTTCAAGCTGATGGAACTCCGTATTTCCATAACCACCCATTCAATTACATATCAATAATCTTGGCAGGCAATTACACTGAGTGTATCTTAAACGCTCAGGGGTGTTTAGAGTATAAATATCATGCAGTAGGCTCTGTGATTTTCAGATCTTCTAAGGTTCACCATTATATCTCAGATGCTGAAAATTGTAGAACTTTATTTATAGCTTGGCGTGTGGACAAACCTTGGTCACTTAAAGATTCACCTCTAATTACTGTAGAGGGTTTTAAAAGACCACGTGAAAACGGAATTTATTTTCGATACATCAATGGTAAATTCTTATATTGCAAATTTATGGAATATTGGTATATAGGCCACTATAACTATGATGATGCCGATAAAGAACACCGTCTAAGTATTTATCAAAATACAAAATGGAAAGAAATCAAATGAAGTTCAAAATAGGAGATATCGTATTACACTTAGCATCAGAACGTAAATACGTAATCGCAGGCTGCCCTGACCAATATAGGATTGAGAGTAGCAATCAATTAGCTTATGTTTATCATTCTATAGCAGGTGATTGGCATTGGGTAAGATCTCAGTCTGAAATGGAAGATGGTAGATTTATAAAAGTAGATCGTGTTGATAATCAACTAACCTTAGAAGGTATTTAAATGAATAATGCGCGTGAAGAATATGAAATCAACGAGACCCTTGGAAAGTTCTTTGGGATTGATTTAATCCAAGCTCACAAGGAAAATGAAACAGATGCTACACAAAAAGAACTTCTTAAATCAATTAGAGAAGAGTTAGCCAACATGCAATTAATGTTAGCAGGAGGCGCTATAGTCAGCATCATGACGGGTCAGACCGTTAATGATTTAGATTTCTATCTAAAAGATGCTGAAATGGAATCTAAAGCAGTTGAGTACTTTCAAAGATGGTTTCCTGAGCAGCCCTTCTTCAGTCCTAATGCTATAACCTTCAAGCGAAAATCGCAACGTAGTAATAAAGTTTGGACTGTGCAGCTGATAAAAAGATTCAAAGGAACGCCTGAAGAAATATTCAGCACATTTGATTTTACAATAACCCAAGCATTGTATGACTTCTCTAATGCTGAGTTTGTATTTGGTGAAAGATTCTTTCAAGACTTAGCTCAACGCCGTTTGGTATATTTAGGAGGAAGCCGTTATCCTATTTGTGCAATGTATCGCACTAAGAAATATCAAGACAGAGGTTTCAAGTTACCAGGCAGTACTATCATGCACATAGCTTTAAGTATTGTGCAATTGGATATAAAAACGTACGGGCAGTTAAAAGATCAACTGATGGGCGTTGACACAATGTATCTGCAAGGTTTGCTAGGGCAAGATCGATATGCTCAAGAGCTCCCTGTAGATTATGGAATGTTCTTGGAAGAAATTTTTAGTGCATTCGATGGCGAAGCTTTTAAGATTGACAAAGAATGAATACTACATTCAAGGTAGTAACAACATATAAGGACGGTTCGAGCAACGGAAGATCTATCGTAGACGAAAAAGGTAACGTCTATGCTAGTGTGTTTTATGATGTGGTAGATACACCCTTGAAAGAACTTTTCGAAAGTATTCTACCATCACTAGTAGCAGGGCTTGTAGAAGCAGTAAACAATGAATCAGATATTATCTCATTATTATTAAAGGATTAAAATGGAAAACAAATCAATATATTTTGCAAACGGTTACGAAGAAGTAGCTAAACACTTTTGGCAAGTTGAATTCAATAGCTACCTTGAATGCCCTTTCTGGGTGCACCGAGGTGTTGTACTGTTAAATGAAGAAGACCCCTTGATGAATGAACTAAAAGATCAGTTATCAGGGAAGCACGAAGTTATCACTAAAGTGACATTAACCGGAATCACATTCGATGCATTTGAGCTGGTGGATAATTGCGGTTTAAATACTATCTTAATACCTGAGAATGTTGCAAAACAATTAGGCTTGCTCCCAGAGTCAGCTGTAAAGACTAACGAAGAGTTTGTTTTAGAGCTTATGAATTACTCACCCTTTGGTACGTTATCTCAAGTCTTCATTATCGAAGCTATTCGTTTCTACTCAGAAGCTGTGGAACGAGAAGGCACTGAAGCTTCAGATGAAGATTCTACTAAGGTGATATTTCCAGCAGCTTGGCACGGGATAGCTGTTGACATTTCACGCCGTCTGAAAGCTAACTACGAAGAGAAGCAATAAGATGGATTGGGGTGCTATCAATTGTGCAGCTCTGTGGTATGAGTCTCAAAATCAACGCGGCTGTTTTGTTGTTTCAAGAGTGACATACTCGTGGGTTAACAGTAAGTTTTGGTGGTATAACCCCAATATTCCTTTTGAAATATCTAAAAGCAAATCAGGATATTGGTACCAAAGGTGTGTAATAAAGATTTTCTTTAAATTTAAAAAATTAACCACAAAGGGATAATAAAATGGAATCTAAACCTCTTGTAATATACCATAGTAATTGCACCGATGGATTCGCCGCAGCTTGGTGCTTCTGGAGAAAGTTCAAAGACACATTTGATTACATGCCAGCTGGATATTCTGAAAAAGCGCCTGATGTGTTAGGGCGCGATGTTTATCTTCTAGATTTCAGCTATCCCGCTGAGGTTGTTGAGGAGATGCTTTTATTTGCTAAATCTGTAACGCTTATTGATCATCACGCTACAGCTATCGATGCATTATGGCATTTAATTCCAAAAGGATTAAATATGCGTTGGTGTAACTTAAAGCAATCAGGAGCTACACTTGCTTGGGATTATATACAGGCTATATCAGGAACTAAGGAGAAACTCCCAAGACTGCTAGAGCATGTGCAGGATCGTGACCTTTGGCTTTTTGAGTTACCTGGTACTAAAGCTATTTTGGCGTATATGAATTCATTTGAGTTTGACTTCAAAGTCTGGAATAATCTTATGCAGTATACTAGACGTGATTACCAAACAGTAGCGCCAAAGGGTGAGGCTATTTTGAGAAGTAACGGGCTTCGTCAAAAAGCACTAGTAAAGCAATGTACTCGCGAAATAGAGCTTTGCGGCTATACTGTGCCTCTTGCTAATATTAGCGGATTTGATGCAAGTGATGTTGGTGCAATTTTATCAAAAGGGTTTCCATTCTCAGTTACATATTTTGATACGGAGGTTCACCGTGTATTTAGTTTAAGATCTTCAGGGGAGTTTGCGGTAGACGTCTCAGAGATATGCAAGAAATTTAATGGCGGTGGCCATAAGCATGCAGCAGGTTTCAAAGTTCTCAGGGATTCACCATTAGCTAAGTTGTAATTAAATCGTATAGGATAAATCATGAATTTAACATTTTATTTAATAGGCGCACCAACAGTAGACTTTCAGCCTGACCCTGTTGGGCAGCCAGAGTTATTCGAAAAAGTTAACGCAGAGGGCTTTAATGATTTGAGGGTAAAGGCTTCTGATTGTATTAACATGCTGCAGATGTTGAAATACCAGAAAGAGTCTATAGAGCTTTACGTTTTGTGGGACTCAGCTGATATACAAGGCGCAATAAAAAGGGCAACGAATCTTCACAAAGGTGGAAACAAAGGGTATGGTCTAGGCTATGATGCAGCATTCCTTAGGCTGCTCGAGAGGTTTATTCGTTTCTTAAATGTAGCAATTGAACATAACTTGAAGGTGTTATTATCATGAGAAGGAATTCTTCCAAATTAGTCCGTAGACATTTCAATGATTTGCGATTTATGGTATCACTCTACAATAAGAGATTAAACCTGTATGTTACAACAACAGGTTTAAGTTTACAAAGAAGTTCGGCAGCTTGGTGCGAAGTAGGTGCATACGGTCTTACCGTAACCGAATTGAAAGATTATTTCATTCAAGAGTATAATATGAAATGGCTTGACAAGGTGTCTTCAAGAGACCTTGAAGTTATATCTACAATAAGCAAAGACTAAATCTAATAAAGGAAACTAAATGTCATACGAATTTTACAAACGCGATGGTGAAACATATCTTGCAGTATTTCAATCAACACCTGGTAACCATGATGGAGATTTCAGCTTAGGCAATATCGTTGGTAGTAACCGTTCTTGGAAAGCGTTTGATAAAGCTGGCAAAGATATGGGCGTATTTAACTCCCGCACCAAAGCCGCCAACAAGCTCTATACACATCTTACAGGTAAACATCCTGAGCCTATTCCTAGTCTTGGTAAGAACTACTGGAAGTAATCATGAAGAAAATTGTTAAGTATGAAATTGGTGAAGGTGAGAAAACTTTAGAGATGCCAGTAGGGGCTAAAGTACTCTCAGCTTATTTCCAACAAGGGCGCGTTTGCGTTTCAGCATTAGTAGATATAGACGCTACTGTAGACTTTAGGTACTTTGTAGGGTTTACTGATGGTGCTTTTGTAGACTATAATTCTTTGATTTACATCGGAACAGCATCTATAGGGAATGGCATCAAGCTTATCCATATCTTTGAGAGTTTAAAACCTTTTGGAGGGGCAATTGAAGTACTAAATAAGTGCGAAGTGGAGGAGCTAGCGCTACCTGTAAAAGAAGTAGTATCAACGCCTGAAACTACTGTGGGCATATCTAAAGGTTTTACATTTAAAGGAAAGTCAAAATGAGTAATTTCGTAGATGATTTACGTGCAACTGCAAAAATGAGTCAAGATTCAAATATTGCAAATACTTTAAGAAGTGCCGCTAGCCGCATTGAAGCTCTGGAAGCCGCAGCAATTATGACTTACCAAAGGGTTGTTATCCAAGGCGAGGAACTTGTGGAGCTTATGAAAGCTAAAAAAGCTTTAGAATCTTCCAACAAAACTAAGCAGGCGCAGATTGAGTTCTTGCAGGACGGTATAACAGCTCTTAATAGTCAACATAATACTGCACTAAGGGAGGCTGGCACTTATAATAAGCCTGAAGATAAACTAGAGTTCAATGCAGAGTATGCGAAAAAGGTTGCAAAATCAATTTCAGCTCTACAAGATGAAGTTGCTATGTTAAAAATTGCCTTAGAAGAAACTTATGCTAGTCATGCTAAAATTCGGAAAGAATCAGTTAAAGCCTTCCAAGAAGTATTAGCTAAACAGCGATTAGAAATTGCTGTAGATTATTCTATTAGTTGCTCGAGTAGCCTTTCTAAAGAGCAAGTAGCAATTCTTATAAAGCTTTATGGAATTGCTGTAACAGACGAGCAATCGAGCACACCTGATGATATTATTGATAGCTTTAAATTTAAATGAGTTGCTTTCGGGATTTTGAGATTAATCTCGAAGATAACTTACGGCTAGATATGGAAAGTATATTAATTGAATTATATCTGAAGGCTTCTACATGACAACAGTAATATTAGCTGGCGGTAAGTATAAGGTCGTCCTTGAGAACGGGGTGAACCTTCGCGCAAAGCGGCGCGGTGAGGAGTGGAAAGATCTTTCAGGTGCCGATTTAATAATAGCACTTGTACAGCGTATTGAAGAACTCGGAGGAGCTGTAGAAGATAAACCTAAGAAAAGAAAGGCGGGTTGGTAATGGAGATAACAGTAAGCACAAAACATAAAATATCATTTTATATTGCGTATTTTGAGAATACTGAAAGCGGTATGCAGACTGCTGTATTTAAAGCTGCAATACCAGACTTGGAGCAAGCTCTAACATATCTCCAATTAGCTGAGTATAGCAGGCCTGAGTTTGATTGGGTTATTGTTATAGATGTTCAAAGTTCTAAAGTTAATAAGCAAGAGTATGGTATAGTACCGCATATCGATAATGTGAGAATCACTTTATAGCGACCAAAGACGACTGCGCAAAATAGGGTATCTTATATGGAAGTAGAAATACCCTGGTTTAAGCTTAATCAATACATCTATAGGAGTTAAAATAATGGCAATATTTCTAGGTATAGTAGTTTTAATCGCAGCTATCGTATTTGTTATATTTGTGAAGAATCCGCCGCTGAAGGAAGATGACAGAGGCGATTTCTAACTCTTGTAACCTGCTGCGAGGTTGGTGCTGTCGGAGCTTTTAGGGTGCGCCTGAGAGGGTAGCCATCCTGAAGTTCTGAAGTGTGCAGGGAGTGTCCTGTTGTTACAGCGGAGTTCTGACCCCGTTAAATTAATGATATACAGTTTTAGAAATACACCCGTTGAGCTGACGCCTAAATAGTGTCCACAACGGGATGCGGCTAGTACCCGCCTTAAGTTCGTTGAAGAAAAGCGTTATGAGAAAGCCTGGAAACAGTAGCGAACAATACGGCTTGACTTTTAATTATTTCAGAGCAAATAATAACTGCGCAAATAGTAGTATCTTATATGGAGAAGCAATAATGCATATCCAAACTCAATTTTATAAAGGAAGTAAATAACATGGCTAACCCACAATTGAAACAAGGTTTTATCACAGAAGATGGTTCAGTATTCGCAACAGCAGCAGAGGCTCACGCTCACATCCGTGCTCCATTAGTAGCTGCAGCAATGTTGGCTGTTGCAGGTGGTGACCAGAGTCTTGCTACATTCCTTATCGAAAATAAAGAAGAGCTTGTAGACGCATTCGAAGTCGGCACCGTGGCTCGCGTCACAAAACAAGAGAAGAAGAAATTAGCTAAGGCTTTGGAAGAGTTGGCAACGATTGATAACCCTAAGCTGGCATTCTTGAAAGATAATGCTTCTGCTATTGAATCTTCATTCCGTTGGCCTGCTGTTAAACGCATGTCACCAGAAGAAAAAGATCAAGCTACTTTTGAAACATTAACAGCTATGGCAGATGAAAATGCTGCTAAGTGGATTATTGCTAATAAAGATGCTATCTTGGCTTCTTATCAGGCAGGTATCGAGAAACGCGCACCTAATCCAAAAGCTATGGAAGCTCTCGCAGCTAGCCGTGAAAAGCGTATGGCTGAAACAGCAGCACGTAAAGCAGCTGAAGAAGCTGCATCACCAGTAGCAGCAGTGTAAAGAAACCACTTAGGCATCAAGCCTGTGTCATTCTTACATTAGCTAGACTTGGTGTACAAAGTAGTAAATACCCTGATTGCCCTAAAAGCTCTCAGGGTTTTTAATGTAAAGGCTGGTATGACAAAGACTTATCATGTGGCCGTGCGATTCTTAGACGGCACCAAACAGTTGTACAAAGTAACAGAGGTAAACAGCTGGGAAGCTGCAGTAGCTGAATTAAATGTAATAAAATCGAAGGCTGTAACACTAGTAAGTGTTAAAGGCTATTAAATACTCTTTAAGGGAAATAAATGTTAAATTCTAATCGTAGTTATGCAAAAAATGTCTCATCACATGAATTACTAGCTCTAGCTAATGATCTATTTATTCAGAGTGTTGAAGTTAGAAAGCGTGAGGCTGTTTCAGTAAATACAGTCAAGCCCTCCTTTAGCGCATTTATCAGGACTTACCAAGAAATGTTATGTGGCGAGTACGAGGAGATGGAGTGTTATTGTTCATTCGTAACATACTGCAAAATACGCTATAAATGGTTCTACAAGTAATTACTAAAGCCGCCCACTGCTGCACATATATTTCCCTTAATTGGGCGATATATGTGCAGCAGTGGGCTTCTTTTTTTTTTTTTTTTTTTTTTTGAGGTTAGCTATGAAACGATGGATGGATAAGAGTCTTATAACTTCCCCTATTAACTATGCCCTGTGTACTACCCAGAAGGCATTTAAAAGGGAGCTTAGAGAGCTTGGTATAGAAGATAACTCAGACTTCATTGTTGGTAACGCTCATGCAATGATACATTTCTATGAGGATACTATTACGGGAGGCACTTGTGCTATAGTCTGTATCGATGGAAGAGACAAAACCTTAGAGCAAGTTTACGCATTATTAACTCATGAAGCCATGCACTTATGGAGAGAAATCAAGACTGAGCTAGGAGAAAAGTTCCCTAGTGAAGAGTTTGAAGCATACGCGATGCAGCACATTGTTAGCAACCTTTTTGAGTCTTATAAACATCAGACTAAGAGGTAACTACAGAAAGGGTCACGATGTAATCTCTTCTGACCGATAACGGAGTCCTTAAAACAAAGGGTTTGTATCTATTTCTGCTTACCAGACCCCGTTAAATTAATGATAAGGCTGCTCTCCCCTGTATCTAAGGGTATCCTAGAGGGGTGCCCTAAGACCCCTTAGTTATTAGTTATTATATAATATAATATAAGAATATAAAAATAAAAGAAATATTATAAATTCTTGTTACACTGCTAGGTTGTTGAAGTAGCCTACGGATTATTTCCCTCCGATTGAGGTTGAATATAAAGCAAATTGCTTTCCTATAGGTCAAATTGAAAGGAACAAAAATGGTAGATGAAAGTCAATTACGACATCAACCAAGCTCTGGTGAGATAGCATTGCTCTCCTCAGTGATTGCAAGTAACCATAAGATAACACTATCAAAACTAGATAGTCTATCACGAAGAATAGAAGCACTTGACGCAAAACAAGATGCACATGATGTAAGATTACACGCACACATTGAGATCGAAAACAAGAAAATAGAGGAAATTCGTGAGATAGTTGCAACTGCAGCTTCTGCTTTAGAAGATAAAGTACTAAGCGGTTTTCCTGAAAATGACCCAAAGAAACATTGCGAATACCATGTAGAGATAATTGAAGATGCCGACAGAGGCAAGAAGCGTCGTGATGAAGTCATTACATTCGCTGTAAAACAAGTAGTTTGGGGTGGTGTCAGTTTGGTTGCATTTGCATTGTGGTTATATACTAAAGCGCAAATAAAACTTTAATTGTAACGAACATGCATTGTGATTGCCCCTAAGCTGGTGATTTTTAAGGGTTTTTGGAAGGGTGCGTTGAGGTGAGCCTTGGGGTTGAACACAGACGCTATCCGCAGAAACTATTTTTTTCTAATATAAAGGAGTCCTCGATTGACAACTGACTATAATGAGGTTGAAGTATTACCTCCAACAGATAATTATGCTGCCAGAGCTGGTGTAGGAAGACCCGCTGGAAGCCAGAATATGACCAAGAATAAAGCTTCCGCGAGGCTTGCTGAATTAGGATTTGATCCTATCGGTGAAATGGTTGCATTGCATAGACAAATAGAATACGATATAGCAAATTTGATGTATGATGAAGATGGAGAGCCGCGTGAGAAATATTCACAAATGGCCTTTGCAACGCTAGTCAATGCAAAACAACGAGTAATATCAGATTTGTTGAGATATGGTTATGCCAGAATACCTGAAGGTGGCTTGAATGAAAATAAACCAGCTGCTAAGATATCTATAACACTGAGCTCCTCACAACCAGAGTTCGAAAGACTTCAAGCTGCTCGTTCGGAATATGATGAGAACCAGCCATTTAAAGGTGCTGACGAATGAAACCTTACCAATTAGTTATATCAAAGTCTATCAAGGCTGATAAAGTTATTATTCATCAATGTAGAGTTGGGAAGAGTAAGATAATTATTATGCCCCAATGCAGAGCTGGGAAGACTATAAAATGAGCGCGATGGACTTACACCCAGGGCAATCTGAAGTCTTTACAGAGCTGTTCATAGCAAAGAGCATTAGAAATGCCGTAGCTGTGTGTAGTCGTGGTTGGGGTAAGTCACACTTTGCTGCAGTATGCGCTATTAACGCTGTATGTGAATTAATGGAGTTATCTCCAGATGTTCCCAACAAGGTTGTTTATATCATTGCTCCAACATACGCTCAGGTTACTGATATTTATCATCCACTACTTGTCTACCAATTAGGTATGGATGCACATGTAATAAAGCATAGTAAAGACGCTGGTCGTTTGTGGTTCCCTAATAATGTAGAGTTGAGATTAGTCTCATATGAAGCTGTAGAACGTCTACGAGGTCTTGGAGCTTACTTTGTTGTTCTTGATGAAGTATCATCATGGACTAAAGGTGGAGGCTTTCAGGAAGCATGGCAAGGTGTGATACAGCCTTGTATAGCTACTCGTTGGAGTCCTAAACAAGCTGCTCGTTATGGTGCAGTGAGCCCTGGTCGATCATTAACTATTAGTACACCTAAGGGTTATAATTTCTTATATGATATGTACAACTATCAAGAGAAAGACGATACATGGGGCTCATTTCACTTTGACTACAAATCTTCTCCATTACTAGATTCTGAAGAGATTGATAGGATTAGACACAACATTGACCCTTTAGAGTTCAATCGAGAGTATAAGGCAACATTCGAAGACTCAGGGAACAGTATATTCTATTGCTTTGATCGTAAACTACATGTCAGAAAAGACTTAGATTATTTCCGCCAAGCTACTGAGAAAGATGCTGGTGAAGATGTGCACATAGGTATTGACTTTAACGTTGGTCTTCAATGCTCTAGCGCATTTGCCCGAAGGGGTAATCAAGTACATTACCTTGATGAGTTCAAAGGTCACCCAGACACAGAACAACTAGCAGTAGCTATTAAGGCTAAATTCTGGCCTTTCTTTAACACAATAGGACACCCATTATATGGTAAAAAGGCTTGTAAAATATTTGTTTATCCTGACCCTAGCGGCAACTCCCGTAAGACTAGTGCCCCAGTCGGTCAAACAGACTTCACCATATTGGAAAGTCACGGCTTTGTAGTATTAGCACATCGTAAAGCGCCTCCAATAATTGATAGTGTTGCATGTGTTAATAGACTATTAAAGACTGCTGCGGGTGAGACCTACATGTATATTTCAGCTAATTGTACAGGACTAATTCAGTCGCTTGAGAGAACTTCTTGGGTCGACAATAACGT